CAACTAATTTTAACTTGTCAGACCAAAACGTTTCTGATGTCTTAGACTTACCATGATATGGTTTATGACCCAGTTAACAATGAACAGATAGTCGAATCTTACGCAGAAGTATTTAGGTCAGTTCAAGATGTTTTAACTGAATTAACAGCTGACACAATATTAGAAGGTAACACTAATGTAGAGTATTTATCGTCTGTGGAGTCTTGGCTGCAATTTAAACAAAAATCTTTTAGTAAGTTATTTGAGGAAGCAACAAAACAAGCTGACAAAGCTATAGCTGCTTTACCAGTATCAGTGACTAACGCTGTAGAAATTGGATACTCAATAGGAGAACAAACAGCAGCAGCGGAGTTGTTATCTGCTGGAATATTACCCGATGTGAGCGGTGGGTTTCAAACTTTATCAGAATATGCAATTGATGGTTTAATTGATTCTGCACTTAATCGGGCGCAAAAAAGGGTAAACAAATTAGACATTGTAAATAGTGTAAAAAGTGCGTACAGTGACGCAACTGAAAGTGCTGCTTCATTAGTTTTAAGTGGTGGATTAACTATAGAACAAGCATCAGAAATTGCAGTTGATGAATTATTGTCTAAGGGAATAAAAACTATAAACGTAGGCAACAGAAAAATGGCGGTAGATGCCTACATGGAAACATCAATTAGAACTATTGCTGGAAATGCACAAGTACAAGGTTCTGTAGACAGATATGAAGATGCAGACCAGTATCTTAGTTTTGTTACTGACAGTCCTATGGAATGTGAAGATTGCAGAAGATGGGAAGGTAAGATATTAAGAACAACAAACGATTTAGAAAAGATACCAGAAAAATTTCACAAAGAAGCTAGCCTAGATACTGCCAAAGCTGACAAATTATTTCATCCTAACTGCACACATTCATTACAAGTATATATTGATGGCTACTCCGAACCGCCAACAAATACAGATGACAGTGTAAATGGAGATAGACGTAGACAAATTAGAAGATTACAAAAACTTGAAAGAACAAACAAGACAAAAGCCAAAGTTTATAAAAAAAGTGGAAGTAACAGGGCTAAGGGCGCAGAAGCTAGAGCTGCAAAATATAAATTAGAACGTAGAAGACTTGAAAATGTACTTGAACGCAACTCATTAGGTTGGTTTACTGGAGAACAAAGACTAAGACGTTTAGCTGAATCAGTCAATATACCAGTAGAAGTACTAGACCAAGCAAAAGGCAACTTACCAAAATTAAACAAATTAGTTAGTCAAGCTGGTGGGTTCACAGGTATAGACCCAAGACTCATTAGTCCAAAAGTAAGAGCTGACGTTGCTGATGTGTTAGAACCACCTAATTTAAAAGACTATAATGTAGATAACTTTGATGATTTAACAGAAGTACAAAAAAAGAATGTTAGATATGCTTATAAACAATTTTATGAATCTGATGTTGGTCTATATAACTACTTAGCAGACACTAATCAATTTCATACACCACCAGAAATACCTAAAGAAGTAAAAAAAGCAGACAGCAAAGAAGCTTTTGATAAATGGATAAATAGTAAAAGTGGCACAAAGCATTATAAAAATGATTTTGGAGAATGGGTATGGGATGTTGAAAGCGGCGAAGTTACTATTGGCTGGGCAGACAAACATAAAGAAACTTGGGATAACATAACCGCAAAAAAGTTAGCAGAACAAAAAGCTGCTGGTGCTTTAGCTAATGCAGACCAAGTAGTATCGGGTGGATTACCTTCATCGGGTAAAACTTTTACACTTACTAATGGTGTTGACGACCCTAGATTTAGAACTTATGAATTAGATGATTATGTCATTCTTAACTCTGATGACTTTAAAACAGAAATAATACTTAGAGATTATGCAACAAATTTAGACCAAAAAATTGATGAAGTTATGTCAGATACTTTTATTAATGACACTAATTACGGGGTAGGTAATCAAATGACTAAAGACAACCCAGTGTATAAGTTAATAAAAGCTACACATCCCGAACTAGCAGATGAAATACTTAACAAACCATTTAACAAAAATATGTTGACCGAAGTTAGAGAATACATAGTAAGTCAAACAGTTATAGGTAAAACTGGAATGTATGGTTATGAAGCTGCAAACATTGTACACGAAGAATCATCAAACTTGTTAAAACATGTAATAGATACAGCAGCACAAGAAAAACTAAACATTGTACATGACGTAACTATGGGTAGTGACACACCTCAAGAAGTAATTGAAGAGCTGGTGTTTGAAAAAGATTATAACCCCGCAGAAGTTATGTTTATATCTTATAGTAAAGAGCAAGCTGTAGACACAGTCGTTGACAGATATTTAAGAGGTAACTTTGACAACATAAAGACTACGGCAAGAGGTGGTAGGTATATTAACTCTGCTGTACTGGACTCTGCCACTTCAAAAATAAATAAAGCTGATGCAGCTGGTAAGAAAATAAGAGAGTCAACAATTGATTTGTTTGGAAGAGAAGCATTGACAGATAATGAAGGTTTTTTAGTTCAGTTGTTAGAATCTGATGCGACTTCTAAAGATTTAGAAGATATAACAATAGTAAACAGATACACAGACAAAGACGGCGTTAAAAAGGGTGTAGCAGCTGCTTATCGATTAGATTTAGAAATAGTTGATGGCAAAATAGTAGGTGTTAAAGATACAGCAAGTATTGGTAAAAAAACAAAACAAGGTATTGATGGTATACGTATTAGACAAGCTGCTGCCGCACCAAAAATAAACAAAAGAGCTGTTCCAATAGACAAAACAGACGCAATTAAAAACACACAATTTAACAAGAATGGAACAGTTAAACAGACCTTTACAGAGAAAATAAAAAAACGTAGAAAAAGTTTTATTGATGCAAATTTAGGCGTAGACGATGCAGGTCTATATATAATTGCAGAAGAACAAGGGTTCACAGGAAAACCAGCAACAAAAAAAACAGTAGAAGAATTGTTTGAAGGTGGCGCGCCTAAAAGTTATAACTTAGCTTCGGGAACTCCTAACTTAAAAGTAGAAAATGGTATACTTAAAGAAGATATAGTAACATATCGTGGTCTTTCTGACCGTGTTGACCAAACAGGACAACGAGTTGCAACTACAGAAAAAAAATTAGTAGCTAAAACTATTAGCTATCCAATACAAAATTATGACCCTTATGATATTGGAGCTAGATTTTATGAAGATAAAGGGTTAGTTTTTTGGGAATTACAAGACTGGACTGATGGTTTACAAGTACATATAGATAACATGGGTTTAGTAATTGACCTAAAAAATATAAACAAAGATGCGTTAGAAGAAACTATAGAAAAATTTAGATTATTAAATGAAAATGCAAATTTAGGTTATATTATGCCTAAAAAAGGATTTATAGAGCCTTCATTGTTTAAGCATCCATTGTTCCAAGAAATTTATGACGATGTTTTATTTGAAAAAGGAATAAATGTAAAAGAGGTCAAAAGTTTACCAATTGCAAAAACAGGACTAAGTATGCACCAAGATTTTATTGAAGGGGATTATTGGGCTGGCAATGGTATTTACGGACACGGAACATATACTGATGTAGATGCAAATATAGCCATAGGTTATGCAGAGATGACTGACCAAGCTTTTGGTTATGGCGAAGGCGGAGTAGTACAAGGAATACTAATACCCAAAGGCATAAGATTTGCACCAAATGAAGTTATAGAACAAGTACACGATGAAGTAATAGCAGCAAGAAGGAAAGCAGCCAAAAGTGTGGATGGTTCAATAGATGATATAGACAGCTATAATAAGTTTGAAGACACTGTAGAAAATGACGTAGGTCGTAGACTTGCTGCTATGGGGTATCAAGCATATAGTGTAGAATATTTTGCAAGCGTTTCACATATTGTGATTCTTGACAGGTCAGCTGTTATAGTCGCTGAACAGCCACTTATGATTAATGGTGTACCACAAGATAGTTAGGAGATAAAAAATATTATGAAAGTTAGTCCAATGACAAGTAGAAGGCTAGCGCTATTAGCAAAAAATCTGCCGCCTAAAGATATGATAGAGTATTGTGATTACATCTTAAAAGGTGGCGATAGGGAAGCGTGGTTAATGCAATACGAAATAAAACAAAGAGAGAGGATTGAAAAAAAGTATGAGTTATAATACAGCACACAAATTAAAAACAGCAGTTCAAACATGGGAAAACGAACGAACAAAAGAAAACTGGGATAAAGTATTAGAAATCGGTATAAAGCATAAGTTTAAAGCTAGAAACAAAGATAATATGTATGAAGACTCAAGTATTTCTTTTTACTATTCAAGAAATTTACTCAATAGACCAAAGCTGCCTTCAAAAAAAGCTAAAGAGCTAATCGAACACATTAGAAATACATAGTAAGATAAAACAATGAGTATTCAAGCAGGTGATGCAAGAGCTGACATCAAAGTACTTAATGTATATGAAGA